GATTAAGTCGCCGTGAGCCGGGTGTACTAACGAAGCTTGGTGGGTAACCTCGCGAGTCGCACCTAAGAACTTTACGAACTGCATGCGCCGTGTGTAGCTTGAGTCACTGGCCTGAGGAAGCTCGCCCTCACCAATCCATGGTGTGGCCTGCCCGCCGTAGTCACTAAGCTGGTTGTATTCCTCGACTGTCGAGTAAGCTGGGCTCTTAGGAATTTTCTTCCAGAGTTTAATATGGGAAGAGCTATAGGTAACCACCTTTAAGCTCGCCTCTAAACTCTCGACTCGAAGGGATGAGCCCCCGGTCTTTCCAGAACCTACCTGATAACCGGCCTGTAACGCCTTTGACAGTTCGTCAACTTGCGAAGCAGAGGCGGTACCATGCCCATTATATCCATTACTAAATGCTGATGATCCAATAGTCATTGATTTCTCCTATTATCGCCCGCTGCCGAGCATACCCCGAACAGTTGTTTCTAACTGTGGAGAAATCTCGCCGGTTGACTCAAACTTGATTACGTCCGTAACAGCGGCCTTGTTGTCCTGAACTAGTTGAACTAGTGCGTTACCAACGAGTGCCTTGTTAAGGGGCTCATTTGCTGAAGGGCCTTCAAAGCCCTTGCTGATGGGCTGTACGCCCTGAACGGAACGAGGCGCGTGAGCAGCCTGTCCCTCGACCTGATCGACACGCTGAACCACTGCAGCAAGCGTCTCACCTAGACCCGCTAGGGCACCTGCGAGAGACTTCTCGAACTCAGCTGTCTCACTGCCTGTGTTGTTTGCCTGCGCGGAAATACGAGTAACAACCCGCTCTTCCAAGGTTTGCAGCGACTTTTCAATGACGCTCGCAAAGCCCGCAAGGAACTCTGAAACCTCAAGGCCCTTCGAGACCTGGGTATCCTCGGTGGCGAAGTCAGATAGAGACTTATCAACTCTCATCATCTTCTCTTCGTCTGCCTCTTCCTTCGGGGACTCCTTTCCTGCAAAAGGCTTGGCCTTTTCGACGTCCTCTTCCTTATCCGACATAGCCTTGACTAGCGAAAACTCCTCAGGAGTTAGTGCGTGGCCCTTAGCAAGCTTGTCCATGATGGACTTCATCACCTTGCCCTGAGCCTGATAGTCTGTGCCATTATCTGCGATAGAGTCATGCGCTCCATCTTCACCCTCAGGCTGCTTCCGCGATCCTGCCCACTCAGCTGGTTCTGAGTTTGCGGGAGTATGGAAGACCTGAGTTGACCCAGCACCGGAACCGGCACCCTTACCTGCATCCTGCATGGGCGGCACGTCCGTGGTATTTGTACCACGACTGGAGTGTCCCTTTGCAAGATCCTGTAGGGCGTTAAGCGCCTTTGCTAGATCAGCCTGTTCTACGGTCTGATCACTCATGTTTTTCTCCTAATACTGAAAAAATAACCCTACAGGTGCTTTCAGCGGCCTGTTTAGGCATGTTAGTAGACTTTACAATATAGTCTACAGACTCTTCAAATGTCAGCGACTTGCTTGTCACTGTGTTCTTCAACTCATCATCTAGGCTCTCAGGAACTACTGCGGATGAGGAAGTCATTGCCTTATCGGACTCTTCTTCGTCCTTCTTAGCCCAAGTGTCACCCGAGAGAGACTTAACTATCTCGGCCCAAGTATTGGTATTGACGGGGCAGGGTGTGATTGCAATGTCTTGAATCCAACACTCGTCAATGACTCTACCGCTGCGGCGCTTTACTTTACCTTGGATGGAAAAGCCTAGGCGACGCTTAGTTCCAGGGGTGCGCTCTAGGCTGTTAAGCATCTCCCAAATGTCATCGGCTACTTCTTTACCCTCATACAAGAAGCCCTTTACCCAAAGGCCGTTCTTTGTAACCTTACACTCAAGAGGCTCCCCAACCTTGTTCTTGAATCCGTCTTTATGGTCGTTGTTAAAGAACCCGTGCTTGATGAAGTAACTGAAGTCAATTCCAGATTGTACGACTGACTCCGCTTGAAGATCCGCAGCAGGAGTTGAGGCAATCCCTTGAATCAATCGCTGCTTTTTTGCGCCTTTGCCGCCCTTGGCAACCGCTTGTGCAGGCATCCAGAACTCAAAGTCTTCTTCAGTGGTAGTTTTTGTGGTCATACGTTACTATCAAAAAAGCGCATTAGGACGCTAAATTCCTAATGCGCTTCCTTTGTGAAGCATCACTATCTGTATTATGGAGTACTACTAAAAGTAAGTCAAGAACTTTTTAGCACTATTTATCCACAAAGAGCATAAGTTTTGCGGATTTCACTATGTTTCCCATCTTTGCCATGTCCAAAGCGGCAGGAATAGGTATCTCTGTACCACATTGTCTACACACAATGTATGCAGAATTCTCATCCATGACTAGTATCTTAGTCCTAATCTTTAGCTTGTCCCCCATGGATTTAATTACTACATCCCCGCAGTGGGAGCAGCATAGCATTTCACTTTTGCAAGACTGCATAGTGTCCATCAGTGGCTACCACAGTTCGAGAATCTTCTTCGGAGGATATTGTCACTGCCTTATCTAGGTTAATGCTTTCTAACGGAAGCTCTGCAGCTGCTGTGTCCGCAAAGTACTCATGCAGAAACTGCAGAAGGATAGAGGGATGAGTGTCTCCACCCTTCCTAAGATCAAAGCTCTTGTACACTCTGTCAAAGACACGAACCTCCAGAGGCTGTACCTGTGGGTCTATGAAGTGTAAGGATGTAGGAGTCACAAGCATGCTGAACTCAGGGCTACAGCGCACTACAGAGCCAGGAAACGGCAATGCTTTGGTGAGTACCGGGTAGACAGACGAGTCAAATGGAGCTAATCGGAAAGACTTCTGTGTGTCCACGCCCTCTAGGTCCTCAAACGTCTTTAGGTTATCGTAGTACAGGTAGGAGTTCTTCACTACCTCTAGCGCGTACATATAGCCGGATTCCTGAGAATGAACGACGTTAGCGTCTGCATCAATAACAAAGGACCCATAACCAGAACGAACAGTAACTGTTCCCGTCTTTTTGCTTGCTACCTTTGCACGAAGCTTCGTAGAAGAGGACACAGAGGGGGAAGCTTTGCCTGCAGCTAAGTCTCCTTCGGGCTCTAAGTCCAGTCCAGCCTCTTTCCAGTACTTCATGTTTGCTGGATGCTGCTTCTTAGCGATGTCCGCGTCACTTAGGTTCATGTCTATGAGACGCCAGTGGTAAGGAGCTAGGTAGAAAGCAGGGCTGCCATAACCTAGAAGAAACTGTAGGTTTCCTGATAAGGAACCAAGCTGCTTTGCTTGTCCCTCTTGGCCTGGGTAGCTAGTGGTGAAAGTGATATCACTCACAGACTTGCCTGCTAGCTCCTCTTGCACACGTTCAAACTTCTTCCACGCAGATAGGCCCTTGGCTTTTCGTGCTTTGATTATGTCTTCCAGCGCGTCTAGTCTTACTTCACTGGTCATCAGAACCTCCAACTCCGGAGCCCTGGTAGAAGTCGGGAGCCTTAGAGGACTTAGCCTCTTTCTGCTCCTCATTGGACTCTGGCTTTTCTGACTCTGGATCTTGATCAGTGAAACCTGCTTCATCTAGTTCTAGCATCTGCCCGTGAATAACTGTGTCGTGCAGAGGCACGCTATGAAGCCAGCTACTAAAGGATATCTCATCGGGCACCTTGTAGGACAATCCACTGAACAGGGGAAGTGCACCAAAATCATCCGACATAGAAGCAGTGATGGACTTCTCTACAGGCTCCTCTGTAGGGGCAGGCTCTCTCTCTTCTTGCGCACCGCCAAAGGCTTTCTTCTGTGCGCTCTCTTGGTCCTTCCTAGCCTCTTCAGCGAGCTTGTAGTTACCCTCTACGGTAGTGCGGACAATACCACTGACCCAAACACTAACATCAGAGACGCTACTGAGCACGCCAGACAGTTCCATGAATGCTTTAGCCTCAGCGTCCTCAAAGGACATTTTGTTAGCCAACAGCCTAGACATGATACGAGTGTATGCCTGAGACAGGTGCCAGGATACAAGAGCATGAGAGTTAAGTTTGAGGAACTTTAGAACACTGTAGATATGGCGAACACCAATGGGTCTCTCACCATAAGCAGTCTTCAGAACGAACAAGGACTCATCTGGTTTTCTACCGGATGTTACAGATGAGAAGAAGTCGAGGAAATCAGGATCTGGAACAAACTTACGGCCCATGATCTTCACAGTCTTGTCTATGAACTCTATGTCACCAACCGTTAATTTGACTAGTTCTGAGGGCTCAAACATGCCTTGGTCCGCAAGCATCAGAATAGCGGCCATAACTCTGTCTTTGATATTCTCCTGCCTGAACAGGTTTACTGAGAACCTGCGCAAGGGGGTGATCATAGAATCTGTGAGCCGTAATGTGTGAGCAGCCCACAGATCAAAGTTCTCTATAACATCGGTCTCTTTGTAAACGAAGCGACTGTCTCCAGCTGCAGAAGTGTAGGACTTAAACCAGATTCTAGCAGGCTCTAGCTCGTCATAGGCTTCGTTCTCTATTACGTCCTGTGCATCCTGTGGGATAGCCATGGTGAGCCTAGCCATGCTCTTTGGATCATAGTACTCAGGAGAGTTGGACATAGTAGGCTGATCCTCTAACATAATCGCATCCCCAGCATAGGGGTCGTAGTTAGGATCTTCCTTAGGAGCATTCGTGTACTTGTAGTAGTTTCCGAAGTTGTCCTTGTACATATAATCGTACACTCCGTACTCTCCGGTACGAAACACGAATATATGGCTAGGGTCTATAGACTCTGGCAGACCAAACGCTTTGTTGATGTCATTCACTAATAAGCCTGTATTTCTCGCCTGTGGGGATCAGTACTCCCTTATCTACCATGATTTGGATGCTTCGCTTTGTCATTCCTAAACCAATAAGCTCTTTATGAGTCGATTCCAAGGGAAAACCGTTTTGCCGTAGGTAGACAGCAGCGGTGAGAGCCCGTTCTGCTTTTTCTTTAGGACTCTGCAACGTCTTCCGTTTCCGATAAGGTGTCCATGAGGGAACCTCGAAGTTCGAGGTACATAAGACGAGAACTTAGCTTTTCCGCTGGATAACCAATAAACAACTCTTTATAGATAGACGTAAGAATAGACTTGGATAGGACCGGGAGTAGCTCGATAAGCTTAACCAATCCTTCAGGGGTGTCTAAAGCGAAGTCATACAAGGACTTAGACACAACGTCTACAGGAGTGTGAAGATCTCCAACTTCCACACGGAGAACTTGCTCCGCACGGTCATCATCAAAGTTATCTTCTAAGTTCTTTAAGTGTAGCATTATCCGATCCTAACCGCTTGCATATATCCGCTCTTATACACAAGTGGGAGAGCGTCTAGGTAATCTGGCCCGTCATCAAAAGTAAGCATGCCAATGGAAAAGTGGTTCCTCTTCAGCCCCTCAAGAGCAAACGCGCTATTACTTTCAATCTTCTTCTTATCTGGATTCCACCAGAATACATCGTTTTCAGATCCGTCATCCGTGTTATTTAAGATCTCGTAGACATGCTCTCTCTTTTGCATCCTTGAATTCTCCATACCCCTAGTCTAACCATATTTGCTCGCCTACGCAAGCCTATCGGGACGGCCTACTTCTTCTGTGCCTAGGAACAGGAGTCCTAGCGTCGGGCAGAGGCGCATCAATCTTTTTTGCATAAGGTTGTTTAGAAGGGTACAGCTGATGAACAGGTCGATGTCGCTTAAACTGCCGCATCCTGTTCTTTTGCTCTTCTATATCGACAGGCATAAAGGGTGTTCCTAATCCAGAGGAACTGGCCTCCTTGCCAATATCAACAAAAGCACCCCCTGCTAGTAGTTTATATGCCTCAGAGGAGTGGTCTTTTAGTTCCGTTTCATGCTCTGAGAACCACTGAGCCTGAAACGAGTCAAATAAGTCAGTGGGCAACATCGCAGTATTTTTTCTCTGTTCGAACTCTGCATTCTTATCTGCTATTTTTCCGGGTCCCCACAAGAACACATTGTGAAAAGGGGCACCCTCATTGTCAAACATAACCGGAAGAAACTTGTCTGGATCTAGGTGACCTTCTGCCTTTTGTAAATAGCTCATATACTTCATACGCATAACCGTTTGTGTTACCTGCCAGGACTTGGCCTTAGGCATAGTCTTACGAACGTCGGAGAATGTCATGTTATCAAACTTTTTAACATTCTCATCAGATACTTCGATCTTAATTCCCTTATTTTTGGCTAATTCCATACCAAAGTTTCGCATACCAGCTACACCAATACCAAAGGCTGCCTCATTGTCAATTGCGATCATCTCAAAACTATTAGGATCCACCAGCAAGTTATCGGCGTGCTGGTCGGCTAAGTTTGTAGCTATAGCCAAGGCCGTACTATCATTTATGGCCTTTCTAAGCTCCTCTTCTTTTCCGGCTGCGGCTGCTTCCTTCTTTAGCGCGTCCCAACTATCATGTGTTTGGTGTTTCTTCTTAAAAGAATCTATAGAAACCGTATTCTCTCCCCAAGCCTGGAAAGAATGTGGGGCTCCTTCGTGGTCTCGTTCAACCGTGGCAGGAGCGGATCCTAAACCAAAAGCCTCCGCTATTGCAGGTACATATACCTCATTTTGTACACCATCAGTGATAGGCGCTACGAACTTCATAGGCATAAGTGTTCCTTCTACCACCATATCCCTATGGGGCTTAGCTAAAGCCCTACCCCCGTTTTCCAGAACAGCAATGAACTTACCTTCAGCCGTGCCCGCAACGGATGCTTCACCAGTCAAAGATTGCGTAGCAACAATCTTGTTGTTACTAAGAACGTTCTTTACCTCAGATCTTGGGTGATCTTGCTTTCCATAAGCCTTAGCTCGTTCTACCTCGCGAGATACAAGTGCATCCTCTGCCTCTGGATCATCTGGCTTAGCTCCTCGTGCTAACGCCTCTTGGTGCGCCTTCATAATAGCGCCGCCAGCCTTATGTGTCTTAGCTCCGTTTCCTCCGTTCTCTATGCACGAATCCCCGCCATTGAAGGGACAAGGCACCATTTGTTCTTGATTTCCGCTTCCGCTAGTATCTAGGGCGGTTTTAGCGTGAGGATCAACAGAGGCAGATCCAGCAGACTTAGGAGCTGCTACTCCGGGTATGTTCCCAGGAGAAGCAGGCTTGGGAGACTGAGGAGGACCGGGAGGCTTGGCTACCGGAGATAGCTTGCTCTCTTGGGCCTTCATGAGGATGGACTTGTGGAAGACTCTAGGCTGCGTGAGCTTGAGTTCTCCGTTTACCCAAGAGAATCCAGAAGGTATGAACACTACTTCGCATTGGCAGCTTGGGTGCATGGGAGGCAAGGTGGTCTTCCAATGAGTGTGAACACCTCTGGACTTCTTGTGACTTGTGCCAGGATCAGCATTAGAGCCCATACTGATGAGGGAACTAAGCTTCATCACCTTGGGATTGCCGCTAGAGTCTAAGTAGTGCTTGGCACAGTCTGGACATGTTCCCGGCTTGGGAACAATGCTTACAAGTGACTCTAGGCCGTCTCCATACTTAAAAACATCCTGCTTCTGGATAATGGATTGGGCAACTCCCTGAGTTACTGCCCTATGCAACTCTGTCTGAGCAACAACAATAAGACGAGACTTGTAATCAACCTGAAGCTTACTGGCTAAGGAAGAAGCAAACTCTTTCAAGGTCTTATGTGCAGCAACAGCCGCTTTTGCTTCCGACACTACAGCAGCCTGTACACTAGCAGACATGGAGGACCCTAAGGCCTTTGCCATCCTAGCAAGTACAGAGGCGGCCATGTCGTCTGTAACAGAGTAGACAAAGGCCGCTGCTTGTGTTTTTGCGTAACTCAACGCTAGGTCATCTAGCGGAGTAAGCTCATACTCTTTAGAAAACTTGTCTAAATCCGCTGTGTTTAGCTTCTTCTGCTTCTTATTGGGAGTCTTAGCAAACAGCTTACCCAGCAGAAAAGATCGACGAACAAAGTCTAATATAGGTTTGCCTAAAGAGAAACCCTTTAGCTCTTTCTTCTCATCCTCAGCTAGTGACTCAGTTCCTAAAAAAGACGCAACTAACCAGTTGACGTGCTTTCGCACGACCTTCTTCACTCTGGCTAATAGTCCAGCATTCTTCAACATGAATCCTTCGGATCATTACTTGCTGGTCAGATACGCTTTAACAATAGCCTCTGCATCATAGCGAGGCCTTGGGGTAATAACGTCTGTGCTCTTAGCCTTGGTTAGATCCTCTAGCACAAGCTTAGGTCCAGCCATCTCAGGCCGAAGACCTGTAGGTGCCGTGGTTGTGTGCGGAGTCCCATCCTTAGCTCGTTGTTCTGACCAAGCATTGGGAACACTCTTTGTAATTGGAGCGTCCTCGTAGTTGAATATACCGTTTAAGTTGAACGGTCGCAAGGGCTTTCTGGAGTTCATATCAGTCTATTCCTTCTCGTATGAGCTTTACTAGTTCTTTTTGCAGACTATCTACCGTAACATCAAAAGACAGCGCTGCCCCTCGGAGTAGATCGGCCTCAGCAGGGTTTGCGGGTTTGAAAGGCTTAGGGTTCTTCCTCTTCCTATCTACTGAAGGCTTCGTCATCGTGCGTGACTCGACTCGGAGTAAAGCTCCGACCTATACAGATGCTCAGCAACAAGTTGCCGAAGCTGCATCACCTCACCAGGGGAAAGCTTTAGCTGAACAGCGGCTGTGGCTGCTATTGCGCCTGCCTCATCAAGTGATCCAAGCGTCACAGGAAACAGCACAGCAAGTGCAGTCTTCTGCATGCCATTCAGGGGAGCAACTCCCTCCTTTAGCATACGCAAGGAGTCTACGATGGTGCCCACTGCGTATCCGTAGTCTAGGTCACCAGACGGTAGCCTACGAAACAGCTTGTTGCCATAGGTGCGACCGGGAGCCGTTCGATAGGTATGGCCCATCTTTACCTGTACCGCATCAACATCCATACAGACATCTGTACCATCTAAGCTCTGCCCTGCGTCAGTGCCGCCAAAACGAGCAGGCTGGCTCACAGACTTGCTGAACCCTTCAAGGATCTCGTTGTTTGCTGTGACGAATCGCACAGGCATCTTAGGTAAATGACTCATGTATCAAATCTCCAAATGAAGAGGCTCTTTTTAACCTCAGTGTCTTCTCGTTCTCTATCGGTACCAAACACCCTAGGACCATTCACAGAACGGCCTGGACTGTTAGAACTGATTACAGCAGAATCCTTGTCTTCTTTCTTCTTCTTTGAAGACAGCTTATCTGCTCTTTCATGCCTTTTCTTGTCTTGCTTCTTAGCAGCTTTGTCCCCATTCTTCCACTTACGATAACGCTCTAGTTCCTCTGTCGTCTTGAAATATCGGTACTTCGGCTTACTATCCTTTGTATATCCTACCTGAATCCTAGACACGTAGTTCCCACCCCGCTGCGATCCTCTAGCTGATTTACTAGGCGCAGAGTCAGTAGTGCTAGAGGACTTAGCCTTCACTAGTGATTTTCGGATATACAGGTTCAAAGGTTACTCGTAGGAGGCGAATGACACACTCTTATTCATTTCAGAAAGCTGCCCACATCGGGGACAATCAGAAGCGCTCTTGTTCATTCTGCCACAGCCCTCACAGCTTTTGTACACGTCCAAACGGTCAGTCTGTACAGGTGTAGCCTTTAGCACGGGAGTAAATGTTGTAGGAGCTAGCTGAGGAAGTCCTGTTTCGTGAGCCACAGGAGCCTTCCAAGGGCTTTGAGGACGCTTGCTGAACCCTGCTACAACTGAAGACGTAAGCGCCTTAGAGAGGCTCTCAGTGCCCTTAGCAACTTGAGCGGCTACTGCATGCGAAACTGCGGCTACTTGGTTGAGAAGCTCAATACTCTTAGCAAGAGGCTTCTCATTCTTCATCTTTTTACCAGAAGCAGCATCCTTGTCGAACTTCTTCTTACCATACTTCTTACGACCAATGGCGGCAGCGACGGCTCCTGGGTCAGACACTTTACCCTTGAGTTTCCCCTTGAGCTTGTTAAATCCTTCGTATTTCTTCTCTAACTCCTCTTCGTCAGAGCAGTCTTTTGAAGCAGATTTATGGATGTACAGTTTAGGCATAATATTAGGTTTATCCTCACCAAGCATAGCATGGAACTTATCATTCAGCAAAAACAAAGGATTAATATACTCATACACAGGCTGGTCTGCTAAGATGGTATGTATGAACAATTCTATTGATATATGTTTACAATCCCCATAAAACTGTGCTTTGTCATACTGGTTCATATAGGCTTCTGTTGCTTGAGAAGCCGTATCAAACCCTAGCATAACTTTCCACTCATCAAGCTCTTTGAACTCAGGAGCGGCTAACTGATAGACAATGAATACATTATCAGAATTAGACTCTGGGCCTACATACACGTCTATTTCGTCCCCGTCTAGTCCCATAGTGTCTGGAATATACCCATAAGAGTGAAGCATGAAGCTTCTACCACGTCCGGTAGCATCACTCCAACTTCTAACGTCATTCTTGTGATGCTCTAGAATGATAGGAATACCCTGGAACCAAAGTGCTTCAACAGCGGGTTGAACACCGTGAGCTGCTCGTTTGATATTCTCTTTTCGCAGTAATCTGTCTAGAAAAGTCATTCTTCGTCTCCTACACCAGCGAGTCGTTCCCACTCGTTGTAGTCGTCTGAGATAGACTTCACAAAGTTGTCAGAGTAGTCTGGAAGATGCTCATCTTCTCCACCTTGGTCTACTCCCTTATCCTGTGAAGCCGCTTGGCCACCTTGGCCATTAGCTGAGGCTTCCTGCTGCGCTTGCTGCTCTACCTGCATATTCGTCTGAATGGCCTGCAGGTAGGTTGGGTTCATAGGCACGTCACCCGCATCAAGGTCTGGAAGGTCCTCGGCTCTCCTGATCTCGTTCAGAGTCATGTAGCTCTGTACTTGCTCCTGTCGTAGCGTGTGCTTCTCTTGCTCTGTAAGCTCGTCCAGTCCCACAAAGTCAAACACAAAGTTGTCATCAATCTTAGATATGATGTTGTTGTTTATGTGCTTGGAAATGAACCGGAGCATGGGCTTCAAGCCTCTATCTCTAGATGCCTTTAGTTTCCACTCCTGGCTAGACTCAAATAGCGGCGTCTGCGAGACACCACCGTGAAGATCGAAGTTAAGCTCTGCTGGGTCAATCTGGAACACAGCACAGTTATGTACGGCGGTGTTGTTAACACAGTATGTATGAGAGTCTGCAACCTCTAGATTGTACACTGCAAGGTCTTCTACAGGCTCTCTAGTGATCTCAGTGACCGGCACTAGATATGACTCTAGTGTTTCATAGGTAGCACCAAGCCAACTTGAGTAGGGAGACAGTCCTAGCTCCACGTCAACTCGATCTGAGAAGGAGCAAGGAAGTAGGGAAGAAAATCGAGGAACAAACATACCAGAGAAGGTAAGCGTGCTGTACTTGTAGCGGCAATGTCGGTTTAGATCCACATTGTGGTTAACATCTGAATAAATCCACACACTTAGGAACAAGTGTCGCAGCTGAGATATGAATTGCTTTGAGGTAGACGCGAGCCTAACTGTTGCCCCATCATCCGTGTGGGCAATCTCTCCTATTGTGTCTACCACGCCACGTAGGAAGCCTAGTCGAACTTCCTTGCTGCCTCTCATGATAGACTCAGGAATAACCCTCTTGGACATAGAGGCGCCGAACTTCTCAGTAAGGTAAGAGGCTAGAGGAGTGTGGTAAACCTCCCTGTAAATTAGATTGAACTTTCCGCTCTTACTCGCTCTGTCGTCGGAGGGCTGAAGGAGAGGAGCACCAAACTGTTTAGGAATATATTCCTCTAGGGTCTTTAGCTGGATGTCATTGAGACCCGCCATGCGAAGCCTCATGTACGATCCGCCCTTCTTGGTTACGCCTGTGGCTGCAAAGTTGCCAAAGAAGTAAGCCATTTCGGCATCTACTGTGTGATCTCGCTTATACTTCTCCTGCCCCGTTATGATTCCAGTCTCTTCTGCGGTTTCATAAAACAGGTTAGAACGAGAAATATAGTCGCCAAAGTTAATAGTCTCAGGCGCTAATACCCGTACCTGAGGCTTAGGTACTACCAAGAAATGCTGCCCAGAAACATCACGAGCAGGAATCTCATAAGGAGCTACTCCGTCTAGAATTTCTTGTGCCTTCAGTACAAACACAGGGTGATTGTCTGTCATACGAATAGGATCAGAGCTACTTGAGCGAATACATACAAGATCTCCAGTGTACTTAGAAGTCTGTAGGTTGTTTACTTTCTTCGTATCCCCCTCTAGAGTAAGTACTTGCTCTCCGGGAAGAACATTGGCTATCTCTTGAGGACTACCGTCTGCCATTGTAACTAAGGCATCCGCAGGAAAACAAGTGATCTTAATCAAGTACTCCATCCATTGGCCGTACTCCATGTCCTTGTTTGTCTGGTTCAGGTTAACCCAATCCACACCTGCTTCAGACTGCATGATAGGAGTACGCCACGAGTTGGAAACGCCCTCTAGGTTAGAGCGCCACTGCCTTCTGAAGCCTTCCAGCTGGTCAGGTGCCATGTCGTCCCCTCGGAATACTAGGAGGCCCTTAGGCGCGCTTCCCTGACGGAAGAAGGCACGGTTGTACTCCTCTGCGTACAGATGAGAAGTAATGATGCTTACTAGCTGCTCTACTTCGCTGTAACCATAACCTTGAATGTGAATATCAGTACGAGGGTTACGGATACCAAACATAAGCTCATCCGCAGAATACACATTCGTAGGCTGTCCATGTACAACTTGCATGTAAGCAGGGTCTTTTATGTGCTCGTAAGAGTTTATTCCCATGGTCCTGTACGGGTATTGAACTCCCGTAGGCTCAATACGAGCAGCAAGCGGGGCACTCCCCGGAGTAGTTCCATGACCTAACCAGTTCTTCAAGTCACTAGCTTTGCTAACAAGACGGATTGTAGAGGCGTCTACAGCAAGGAACTCAAAAGGCTTACCGGAAGCATCAGGAACTACCTCAGCAGCGAACTGATCATACATCAAGCTGTCACGCACAATCTTCTTCAGGAAAGCTTCAAAATCATCACGCTGCCTATAGGGATCAAACTTGTTAAAATCAGATAATCCACAGTTGTAAACGAACTTCTCAAGAGACTGAATCATCTCACGCTCACCTTTAGTAGTGAGTCTACTTGGATTCTTGTGCTTAATCACATAGCCAATGGACTTAGATAGCCGATATGGAACAGCAAAGGATCCTACTTGGTTTGTTCTAGTCTGGATGATACCAGCAACCAGTGATAGGTTCTGCACTACTTGCTTGGCAATATC